CACCTATTAGAAGTATTGATGTTGTTCTTCGTAAGACTTTCAGGACACACAGTTACTTCTGAACAGAAGGAAGTTAAAGTATCTGGCATATCAGGACACATGGATTGTGTTATCGATGGTGAAGTGGTGGATGTTAAGACTGCATCAGGCTATGCCTTTAAGAAGTTCAAGGATGGAACATTAGCTCAAGATGATACCTTCGGATACCTCGCTCAACTTGCCGGATATGAGGCAGGTCATGGTACTTCCGAAGGTGGATTCTTAGCTATGAACAAAGAAAATGGAGAACTTGCACTTTATATAC